GTTGATACCATTTTGCCATCTTTCAAAAGCATTTCTTAACTTAAAGTTCGTATCGTTAAGAACCGTAATTGACCAATCTGCAAATGTTCTATCACCTGCAACTTTGATCTGTCTACCTCTAAAAGGAACATTAACATTACCTACCGTCATAGCAGGTATTGTTGTACTTGTACATAGAAACGCTAAGTCTTCTATTTCTCCACCAACTTGTGCGTAACCAGGAAAAGGCATAGTTACCTTAAACTGATTGGCTCTTGCGCCACCACCAGCAAGTTTAGCTTTGAAGTCATTTATGTTTGCCATTTTATTTTTTCTCCTCTACTAATTACCCAGCGACTTCTTCAAAAGAAACGCCAGTTCTGGTTGCGACAAAAGATAATGTGATAAAGTTGATACTTCTTGCAGGTTTTACAAAAATTTCTGCAACAAATTCATTTCTATCAATTACTTCGCCTGTGTTGTTAGTTTCATCACACACTACTAAAAAGTCTGTGATACCACGTCTACCTTGTACTTCTCTTAAAAAAGGTTCTACAATGTTTCTAAAGTTCGCTCTTGTAAATTCGTCATTAAATTCAAAGAGTTGGAATTTAGAAGCAGTTGATACTGCCTTCTCTAAAGTGATGAACAATCGTCTAACATTGATTCTATCAAAAGCACTCGGTGATGATAAACCAGTTTTATCTCCAAACAAGATTGTTCCTTGTCCTGAGAAAGTTGCAACTGGATTTACTCTACTTGTGTAAAGATCATCTCTTTGTGATTTTGTAGGATTATATGCTAATTTAGCAGCGCCTCTAATTACACCTCGGTTTAATCCTGCAGGTGAGAACCAAGAATCCGCTAATATGTCTGTTCTAGCAGCCAATCCAGCAATGTCTCCGTTTAATGGTACATATCTGTACACATCATTGTATCTATCGTAGCAATATTTGTAACCACTATCAAATACAACATAAGAAGATGATCTAATTCCATCAAAGAAACTAGTTACATTACTTGTTTGTGTATTTGAGTTTGATACATTAACCACATCACTTCTTTGCGGTGAAGCGAATACAACTACGTCTTTTCTATTTTCTGCAATTGTAATCATACTTTCAACGTGTGAAGCAGAACCACTTGGTCCAGCGATTAATAATCCTACATCTACCGTGTCGGCGTCATTAAACTTCTCGTAAGCAGTTTTTAATTGACCGTCAGTAGCAGCAGAACCATCTACTCCGCCAGATAATGATTCACTTGTAGGTACATCAACAGCAGTAAATGTTGTTCCTGCGGCTGCGTTACCCCAATTGGTTCCAGAAGTGTTATGATCCATCCAAAATACGTAACTAGATTTGTTACTAATTACACTTGGATAGTAGTTAACATCTCCTTGTGGTGATTTTGCGTCTGAAGCTTTTGATAATTTAGAATAAGATTCTAAAACCGTTCCAGGTACTCCTGAAACTCCTCCGTCTTCATCTATTACAACTACGTGTATTTCATCGCCAGAACCTGATCTTGTAGAAGTCCAAGCAGAAGTTCCTGGAGCGCCATCAACTTGATCTGCGTATCTCCATTTTCTTTTGATTCTTGCGTTATCTACAACAGCAGTTATTAAACCGCCTTCGCCTCTAGGATGTTGTACAATTGTTACGACCGTTGAAGTAAGGTTAGTTACTCTATATTTTTCACCAGTAGTAAAATCTACACCTGAAGCAGTTGAAGAAAACTCAATAACGTCTCCGATATTAAGGTAACTTGTTGCGTCTGAGTCAACCGTTATTGTAGTTGCACCAACAGAAGCGCCTCCATCTACTTGTTGAGATGTAGTTGTTGTTTGTTCAAATGCGTTAGCACTTGGACAAGTTGCTACTGAAAGACTATTACCCCAAGCACCTGCTGATCTAGCAGCAAAAGTACCTACTGAACCTTGTCCAGTTGAGTAATTATCTTCGTAGTCTTGTTTATTTTTTACAAGCAAACCAGAGCCACCAGCGGTAGCGTTGACTAAACTTGTTTGGGTAGCTCGTACTACTCTTAATGAGTTAGAATATTGTAAGAAGTTAGCAGCGCTGAAAAAATACTCAAAGTTTGTACTATCAGGTTTACCAAACGTATCTACAAGTTCTTGTTCACTAGAAATAGAAACTATCTCATCTAACGGACCTTTGCTGAATTGTCCAGCAACTGCACCGATTGAAGTTGATACTGCAGGAATGATTCTTGTTAAATCTCTTTCCTGTACGAGAACACCAGGTGATACTTGAAATGCCATAAGTTATTCTCCTCTAATTAGCTAATTTAGTTGTCATTTTATTCAAAACTCGTATTATTCATACGCCCATAGTTAAATTTCATTCTTACTGATATTTATAATAAACACGAACCTAATGGTTTTTACGCACCACAGGTATCCATCTATCTCCATATTCGTCTATTGTTTCTTCATTTTCTTCAGTATTAACACCGTCATCTACAAAACCAAACGGTGCCATATCTTGTTCTATTAAATTTTGTTGTTCAGCATACATTTGCATACGAGCATTTTGATTAGTCAATTCTTTGAAGTATCCTTGGTTTGATACCCAACCAAAGATAACTAAGCACATCATCAAATCATCATTGCTACCGTCCTCAGCCTGCCAGGATTGACCTCTTTTAGCAAAAGTTGACATTTCCTCTATGATTTTGAAAGAGTTAATAATTAACTTATCTCCTTCAATTAATGTCTTTAAATTGGCACATCCTACTCTTTTAATTTGTTTTGTCATACGAACACCTAGAGATGAACCACGACCACTATACATAGCACCTAATATTTGACCAGCACGACCTTTTTGAGTACACATCAATACATTAGGATATTCTATCTCATATTGTAGTGCTTCTGCTATTTGTTGACCTATATCGTTTACTTCAGTTAATATGTGTGCTTGATTATATCTTTTTGCAATTTCAGATATAATATTAGGAAATACAAAAGGTTTTACTTCATTATTTTTATATATTGCAACTACTCTAAATGGCATTTTAGTTACATCAAATACAACAAACGCCGAGTAATCTTTATCTACACCTCTTGCGACATCTACGGTTACAACATATGTACGACCTTTAATAGGTTCTTCAAATTGTTCTACACTTTGTTTTGATCTTTTAGGTGTATCATAAACTAGAGATTTAATTTTAGAAGGACTAATAAGTGTATTAACAGAACCTAAAAACTCACACTCAAACTCAACCTTGAATTGTTGTTCTGATGTGTTTGCAATAGTTGATTCTTTCCATGCTTCATCACGACCTGGTACTTCAGACCAATGAACCTCTGTTGGTACATATTCATTTTTACCTCTATCAGCATCGTGCCACATACGGTAGAAGTGATTCATACCTCGTGGTGTAGAAACTATGATGACTTTTGTGCTTTGTCCAGAAGATATAGTAGGATAAACAGAGGCAAAGAAGTCGTCAGCAATGTGATTCGGGATAAAAGCGAACTCGTCGAGAAAGATGACATTATAGGATCCACCTCTGACAGCAGATGAAGAAGTAGAGTTAGCTGAAATTTTGGATCCATTTTCAAGTTCAAGAGAACCTTTGTTCCATGCGATTATACCCTGTTGCATCCATTTTGGCAAGTTTTCATATGCCAACTGCAATCTACCTAATAAATCTCTGGCAGTGGAGGCCTTGTTCGCAAGTATAGCAATATTAACATTATCATTAAAAACTGCATAGTGAAGCAAATAAGAAACAACTGTAGTGGATTTACCCGTCTGCCGAGGCATCTTACAGATGTTAAAACGACTTTCGTGGAAATTTCTAACGAGTTTTTCTTGGAAGTCATACAACCTAAAAGGTACAAGACCTTTATCAAGTGATACTATTTGTATATATTTTCTTGCAAAATAAACAGGATCTTCCTTACACTTTACAAACTCAAGTATATTTTCTTGAGAAAATTGTATTTGTGTATTTGCTTTTTTTAGGTTCGGATTTCCAAGGTAAACATTATCAGACATAATTCAATTAGCAATTCCAACGTCTACGTGCTTGTCTTAATCGACTATTCGGATCTTTTGCTGCTTTCGGAAACTTCTTCATTTGTCCTGCACTTCTTGCACAGTAACTCTTTCTTCTATTTGATGCTTTAGATCCTTTCTTTAATTTAGAAGGTTCAGTGGTTACAGCAGTCTTTAATTTAGATCCGGGATTTCTACGACGATATGCTTCAACACCTTTCTGTGTCATTCCAGCACCGCTTTTTGTGGGTCTCTTGTGTCCAGACTTGACACTCATACCCTTCATATCGTCTTCAGATAACTTTTTTACGTCGTCCTTACCCTCATAACCTATTTCATCTCTCCAGTTTACCATAGATTCACCGACTTTTTTCTTCACACAGTTTGGATATCTTTTACCAAACATTGTTTTCATACCTTTCTTTTCATAACCTGGCCAACATTTTTCCTCTAAGTCTTGCCTCCAGTCTGAATGACCTTTTGTAGAAACCTCTTCTTTTTTGACATCCATAATCTGACCTTTATATTTCTTTTTCACAATTTCAACTGCAGATTCACCTTCATTTTTCTTCTGTGTCTTTTTCATTTCTTCACTTGGTGGCATTGTAGTCCCATCTTTTTTATCTTTGGATGATTTTACTCTTCCTTCATCTCTTGCAATATCATATCCTTCTTCTGGAATATATTCTTCTTTCTTTGTACTGTTCCCCCAGTTTGCAGCACCTACCTTACGACATTTAACTAATGCACCTGATGCATATGCACTTGGCCAAACTGAATATCTTGACTTAACTTTATAATAGCAAGCATCTTTAGTACCGCTACCCTTACCCTTCTTATCTTTAACTTCGTTTAAATCCTCTGCCTCCTCTAATAATTTATCTCCAACTACAACGTTATTCTCTGCAAACCAACCTTGATTTGTTTCTACTGCATATCTTATTTTACCATATGGTGCAACAGGTATAGGATTAAATGGTTCTAATTTTTGAATACT